CCAGAAAAGTCAGAAGCAAAAGCACTATCAAATTGATCTGAAGTAATAGTAACTACATATCTTTCAGATGGGTCTCTGTTAATGAAGTGAATCTTAGCATCTAGATCTGTCTTATTGTTGAGCTTAGTAACGTGCTCTAGAGGAGGTCTCTTCTTAAGACCCTCTGCAATAGTGACCATGCCATTCTCTTGTATTTCACATTGAGAAGCTAGTCTTAAACTAGGTGGTTGCTGAGATACTCCATTGATCAGGTTGCTTATTTGCTCTGTAATTAATGGCATCTACCATAACTTCCTGTGAATCTGAGTTGTATTTAACATATCTAGTGTCCCATAAGCTACGTTCAATCCTGCTCTTTCTGCATCATCATCTAACAAGTCTGCATAAGCTTCTGCTTCTTCTTGTCTATTCACAGTCTCTGCTGATACTTGTCCTATAATTTCTTCTTGGAAGATCCTAGCAGCTCTAGTAGTTACATACTGTCTAAAGGTATTAGGACTATCTATGAAATCTAAGAGAGTAATAGTAACAGCATTGTTGAGATTCTTAGTCCAAGTAAAGGTGTTGTTATCTAGGTCATAGGCATACATACTACCAGACCTACCTCTAATAGTCATGAGCTGTCCTGGCTGATACACAGATAGAATAGACTCACTAAGAGGTATCCTATTGTCAATATCTCTAGTTAACACTACGTCCCACTCTGTATTAAAATGCCATCCCTTTTGTTGAGCTGCTCTGTTTACATTAGAAAGTAAATTCTTAGCTTGAGTTACTTCTACTGTAGTAGCTGTTTCCAGACTAGATACAGCAGCTTCACCTATAGCAGATAGAAGCAGATTGACTGCTTGCAGCTCTGTCATAGGTGTTAAGGATATAAAAGCCATTTTAAGTTACCAGACTGTGAGCTGTAAGTTGAGCCATCCTTGCCAATACATTACCTGTGCCATCAACATTACCAACCCAGAGGTTTAAGTAATCATTGGTAGCCATTGCAGCAAAGCCAGAGATAGACATAGGTACTGAGTTGGTTGTAACTCTTGGACAGAAACCACCAGTTTTAGCACCAGTTACTATTGTTCCATTCTTGGTTACAGCAAAGACTAACTCATGGTCAACTACAGATGTTACAATCTCTAGCATGATTGAAGCTGTAAAGAATACATTAGTAGTTGGAGTACCTGTGTACCTCAACTGTCCATCTGTATTCATATCAAATTCATTAGCTGTAGGAGCTGTGCTAAGAGTAAACGTACCACCTGTCTCTACTGCTACCATGTTGGTAAGAGAGTTAGCAGTTACATTAGCTTGTCCTGCAATGGTAGTAGCACCAGCTGTACTGATGTAAATACTTCCTTGTTTTGTCTGGCAAGTCTCTAAGAAATCCCTAAGATCTTGAGGCGTAATAGAACCAGCAGCCTGACTGTCTTGGAACAGATTGCTTGCCATATCTGTGACAGTTCTGCTTGTATCTGCCATTAGTTGTTCTCCTTATTATAAAAAAAAGGGGAGTCTATACTAGCCCTCCCCACAGTTTAACTATCTGTTATCGTAGTACCAGAACCTGAGCCTTGTACTGACATACTAAAGCCACAGTTCATGGCTGAAGCAACACCAGCTCTACCAGCCAAGCGTACCATAGTCTTTGCAGGAACTACAAATGGAACATTTCCTGGGAAACTAAAGCTACCAACATTACCAGCATTACCACCAGTAGTAGATACGATATCATCATCGCACTCTACAATGGTCATCTTAGCAATGTCACGCCATGTTTCAGAGTTAGCTACACCAGAGAATCCAGCATAGGCAATCTGAAGGATAACCTCACAGACTCCTGCACCAGCAGCAACGGGTAGTACATCACCCCAGAAGCCGTGGATGTACCCAGTGTGACCAGCAGGAACCATCCATGCACAGTTACCTGAGTCCCTAGAACCTGCATCAATTATAGCATGGACACCACCACCAGTTAAATCAGCAATGGTGATAGCACCAGCAGAAGCAAGACCAGTACCAGAAGCAATGATCTCAGCTTTCTGAATAAAGGTAATATTCTGCTCAGTCAACTCAACTTCAGTCGTACCATTCATTGTTACATTCTCTGTATATTGATTAAAACTATCATCAAGATATGTAACAGCTACAATCTGAGCACCAGTACCAGCAGGAGCACCATCATCAGCTGAAGCAGCAGATACAATATCTATATCTGCTCCAGCAATGACAGGAAACACACTGTCGGCATCGGTGTTATTAATTCCCTCTGCTGTAGTACCAATAGTAGCGTTATCAGCATAAGGCTGTACTAGCGTTACATTGGTAACTGTATTAGCAGCTAAGGCAAGAGATTGGATATCAGCTATATCAGTCATAAATTATATCCTTTCCCTTAAGAGGTTTTAAATTCAACACAGCCTTCAGGACGGATAAATCCGTGGCCCATCGCATACTTAGCAACGATGATCCAGCCCTGATTCTTGATGCTGTATTCAGTTTCAACTGCAAGGTTCAACAACTTAACAGTAGCTACAGAAGACTTGTGCATAACTAGTGCTTTAGTCGTACTGAAGTTACCATCATGTGCCGTTACTTGAGCTGAACTGACGTTACTAATAGGCAGGTTGTTAGTCTTCACAATGTGAATACCAGCTACCTTCATGACTTCGCCTTCTGAATATACACCACTTCCACCCCAGTCACGGTTGATGAGGTCAGTAGTCTCTGCCATCAGATAATACTGAGCAGGACGGATGTACATATAGCGGTCACTCTCAGGTACATTGTTCTCATCTAGCTGTTCAGCAGCATCAAACAAGCCACTACCTAGAGTAGAACCAGACGTACCATAAGAAGCATTAGTAAGTACAGAACCACCGTTACCACTAGTTACTAGCGTAGCAGATCGTGCTCCCAAGACTCCTTGTTGTAAAACATTCTGATCCCATTGTGTACCCAAGGCAATACCTGCTTCCTTAGCGTAAATAGAACGAACTTCAAACTGAGACATAGCCTCATCCAAGTTGTTCACAAAGTGATCAGCGATCAAGAGACCATCAATAGAGATGACCTTCTCGTTCTTGTGAATAATTGTACCATCTAATGCAATACCAGTGGTTCCCGTATCTCCAGAGCCGTTGATGTAAGCATACTCAGTAGACGCAGTTTTCCATACTAGTGGAAACTGTGCTGAGATACCCGAACTAATAGATCGGATAACGTGCTTGTCCATCGTAACTGAGGCTTGCTCAAAAGCAGTTAATACTTCACCTGCATATACTTTAAGAAATAATGCAGAGGAATCACCAGCAGAATTAGCTTGTCCTGTTCTCGTCATAGTTAAGACGGGTGCAGAAGTATTCGTAACTGACATACTATTCTCCTAGTTTTTTAATTAATTGATAAAAAGTATCTAACATAATAGCTATACTTTTCTTTAACTTTCAACTAAAAGTTATCAACCGCAGCTGGCTTTTGTTTACTTGTTTAATACTTGATAGCGGGTACTACTTATAGTCTCCCTTGAGAGAAAATATCTGATCGGTCTAATTTCTTAAGTACATCCTGCCTATAAGCAGTATCATACTCATACCGTTTGTCTTTCATCGCAGCAGTTACTTCAGCATTAGACCTAAAGACTTGTTCAGAACCCTCAGGTTCCGCTTGTGTGCCTCCATAAGTCGTGCCTTCACTACCAGCTGTGTTGGTATAATCAGACCGTAAACCTTTAGCTGCCATAATAGCAGTATTAACATCTCCACTATTAACAGCCTTATCGTAAGCTTGAATTTGATCTTGGTTATAGTTAGCCTTAGCCCACTCAACCATGTTACTGTACTCAGCATCACCACCTACAGAAGACTTCACATTGTTACCAATCTGTTCACCTAATGCTTTGACTCCTGCAATGTATGTATCAGCATACTGTCTACTGATACCTGCATCTTCTAGTTGCTTATAACTGTTTTCTCCTAGAGCACCATTAGTCATGTACTCCTGTTGGAGAACAGCCATATCGAATGCACCTTCAGCTACATCAGGAGCCTGAGGTATACTAAGGTCTGACTCTTCAGCTACATACTCTTCCTCTTGTGGTTTACCTAATTTCTGTTCTAGTTGCTGATAGCTTTCCATGAGTTTATTGTAGTCACCACCAAACTTATCCTGAGGTTCCATCCCTGGTGGGACGATCTCTTTCTCTTCAACCAAGTCAATCATATCTTGATTGTGTGACTCTTCTACACTCATGTCTGACTGGACGTTCTCAACCGTTAGCTGGTTTGCCATATCTCTCTCCATAAGTTTCTTTGATTGTTCCGTTACGCAACTGAATCTTAGTGTACGTTGAAGGAAGAGAGTTGTGAGTTCTAACATCAGTCTTCTGTTCTAGAATCTCACTGACAATTTCAATGTTCTTTAGTTCTGCTTTACTTGTAACAGACCTAGCTACTTTATCCTTAGCTTTTATTTCTTCCTTCTCATTTGTATCTTTAGTTTTGCTCACCTTGTTGTGCTCCTTGTCTAATCATTTCACCACCCTGCGTAACAGCATTAGGTGTAGCAGCTTTCATCATCTCTGCTTGTTGTTGTGCTTGCTGGGCTTGTTGTCTCTCTTGTTGTACTTGTTCTTCAGTCTTAATGAGTCCCTTCATGTCTATACCAAAGCCTACTCCTAGACGTTTAAGAACGTCACTAGCATTGATATATCCTACTACAGTTTCTGGCCCTAAGATCTGTGTTGCAGTCTGTAGATAAGTAGCTAGTTTATTAGCATCATTACCTCTACCTAAAGCTTCAAACCCAGTGATGATCACAGGTTCTACTGTACCCTCAGGCAACTTAGGTAACTTCTTCTCTCTTTCTAGTACTGCTATAATTCGTCTGACTAATGGTAACTGAAGTTCATGTGAAAGAAGACTATAGATACCACCCAAGCTAGTCTCTAGTTCATTAGCTAGAAATCTAATCTCTTCAGCAGTTACTCTCTCAGCATCCCTTTGTACACTCTGGTTTAACAAGAAGGCAGCAGCTAGTCTACGCTCTACACCTTCCATTGTCTCTCTTGCTACTCTGAAGTCACTGAACTTCTCTACTTGTACTACAGTAACGTCATCCTTATGTCCCTGTCTTACAGCTAGGTTAGGTGCGTTACTAATAGTACGCATCTTAGTAGTACCATTAGGTTTAACTAAGAACAATACCTTAGCAGCAGCAGCTGTACCTTCAATGATAGCTTTACTTAATCCTTCTACTGTCTTGAGATCACCTAGGTACTCTTCTACAAAGCCTCTTCCATAGTCCTCACCATCAATAGCATTATATCTTAAGGCTAACCAAGGGGTCTTCTCTAAAGGATACTCAGACTCTGTACCAGGGATTCTCTTATCGTTTACTTCTTGTCTTACTTTGATCTTCTTATCTACACGTTTAACTGAGGTGTACAGACTAAGTTCTCTTTCATTACCATCAGCAGAAGTACCAGTCTCACTAGGAGGGGCTGACTTAAAGATCTCTTTGTACAACTCTCTACTCATCTGTTCTTTAACTATAATTTCTAGTACTTTACCTTGTGGATCTCTTCTTACTACATACTGATCTAGATGGAATACTCTGATAGCATTATCTTTCTCAGCATGGAGTACAGCATTACCAGTAATAAGTAGGTGACGTATACACTCATTGAGTGGTACACGCATAGCCTTACCTTCTATCTCATCCATGACTGCTCGTTCCATAGAGTTAAGTCCTTCCTCTACTGGAGCACGTTGTTGCTGTAGTTCCTCTAGTGTGAAGTCATCTATTTGAAACTTAAAGAATGGAGAATTAGGTGGGAACAAAGTCAATAATAATTTTGCTGTTAAATTATTTATACCTCTTGCTCCTACCCCTTGATAAGGAGTGGGTAGTGTCTGATTGTATGTAGCATTTCTAGGTAGAATGAAAGGTAAAGTTAACTCTGCTGCATCCCAAGCTTCCTCCAAGAAACACTGTCTGTATACAGCTAAGTCACTGTATCTTTTACTAAGTCCGGTTTCTTGTGTCATGCGAATTGAAGTCCTGTAGATGCAAACGAGGAAGTGTCAATACTAAGATCACTTACGTCTGCTTGTGAGAGTTTACGTTTCTTACTGCGACTAATAGCCTGTGCTAAAGAAGCACTTGCTTGTCTGCCACCACTACCTGTGGTAGCTATGTGTTGACTGTTAAACTGTTGTTGTAGTACGTTTTGGGAAGCTGAGGTGTATGCTGAATAGTCTGGAGCTTTAGGAGTGAGTGCTCCCATAAGAAGTCCTCCAGCTAATCCAGTAGCTGCAAAGCCTAAGGCTCCCGCAGATGTTACTGCACTTCCTACTGAAGCAAACAACGATGTACTAGTACTAGCTCCTAACGAACCTCCTATACCAGAGCTAACACTTCCTGCTCCTAATCCACCAGTACCACCAGTAAAAGCACCAGTAGCACCACCTATCAAAGCTCCTTGTAGTATATTACCACCAGTAGCTGCTGCACTAATAGCTCCTACACTAGCACCAATAGCAATACCAATGGAAATCGGTTCACACATAGTCTAACCTATATTCAATCCAGTAGGCCCACTTGAACCAAGGGTTCTAAACCTAGACTTCCCTGTAGCTCTCCTTGATGTCCTAGTCTTAGCCTTGGTGGTTGCTTTTTCTGAAGGACTCTTAGCAGAGGCAGCGACAGTAGCAATCGGGGCTGGAGGACTGGGAGGGGGTGGGGGAGGAGGAGGTGGAGGGGGCGGTGGGGGTGGCGGTGGAATACTTGGTGCTCCCCCACACATAAGGACAGTCAATAGGTTTAACACTCTCTTCTCCTAACTAGTATTTATATTAATTTGATCTGTATTTTTAAACTGATCTTCTCTTAATTCTTCCTGCTTATTCTTTAACCAGTAGAGTACTTTAAGTTGACCTTTAAGTTCACAGGTCTGCTCCCAAGTATCTACTGTATTTATAGTATGAGCACCAAAGTTACTCTCTAATGTCCTGAGTAAACCATCGGTTATTACTATGTCATTCTCAAAATTCATGTAAGGCTCTCCTAAAGACCCGATATTATTGGAGTCATCACTCCAATTTTATTTAGTAGGACAAACACCAGTAGCACACTCATCATTTTCTATCTCATGTGAGCTACCAGTAGCACTAAAGTCTACCTCATTTAACTGAGATACATACTCATTATATCTCTCTTCAGTAACTACTTCTTGTGGGAGGTACGCATAGACGGTATTAGTAACGGGAAGAAAGCTAACACCAACGTAGCTAGACCAATTAGTTTTAAGCCAAGCTCTAATCCCAGGCACTTCATCCTCTTTATAAGAAACCGTAATCGAGCAGTTCTGCTCAACGTAAGAATCCATGAGAAGCTTGTACCTTGCCAACTGTTCAAGAGCCGTCTCGTTGTTAACATACTTGTCTCCCTCTTTAGTAAATCTAATGTCATCCCAGCATACAGGGAAGGTAACAATAGAATTGTGTTCATCAATAGGATTAACTACTACATGATACCCTGCTTCTCTTAGCTTAGGAAGCATAGGATCATTGATGGAGAAGTTAACATTGTTAAAGATGTACTTACCTATAGGCTTATGACAACCCTCAGTAGTGTCCATGATCTTACTCAATGTACCACTAGGTTTAATAGTAGTGACGTTCTTAGGACGTTGAGTACCTAGCTCGTCTGCCATTGAGTATGCCCCATGTACTGCTATGTTTCTAAATCTTTTATAGTCGTATTCATTAAGGTCTTCTCTAGTGGTAATTCCGGTGAGACCAACTCCGCATAGTCTAAGATATTCGTTGTTCTCATGCCATGTTCTCTGTAAGATTCCATCATCAAGGTTGACCAGTGTTTGCCTATAGTTCGCCCTAGCTGTAACATAGAGTGCTCTATCGAGTCCTCCGTTATCATCCCTGAATTTTCCAACATCGACTTCGGTAAGATTACAGAAAGCTTTATTTCCAAGGAGGATTTCGGCACATGGATTGACTCCTGAGAACCAAGGTGCTCTTCTTCTTGCCTCTGCTCCATTGATAATTCCTGGTTCGGAACCTCCGCTTTCTTTAATAATTTCAAAGACTTGTCCCAGTTGTGCATCAGTAGGTTCCTTCCAAAAGACTACACTATTATTAGATTGTGAACGATGGGGAGAATGTTTTAGATCATCCTTAGCTCTTGCGAACTGCTCCCACTCTGGAGTATCATGATAAACCAAAGCTATCTCTGCTGATCTACGAGAGGATAGCACCGTTCCCAGCCAGTTCATTACATCTAGTATGTCCATCTTACTCAGCAGCTGACCACTCTTCTTGTTCAGAATCTGTGCTATTGCTGTGAAGGCTTTGGACAAGGGGCCGTCACCTGAAGAGATCCATCCGTACCCTGCAAGACGCTGCCCTGCGGGTCGTAGATTTGTAAGGTCGAGTACGAACTTTGTAGCTTTCCCTTTGTAAGCCAGAAGCTTACCGATACTTTTAGCCCAGGCTTCAGCGGAGTCTCCAACTGTAACACTCCAAGTCCCGGTATCGGCATCGAAAGATTCTTTGTTTCCTTCGTGTCCACCTTTCTTGGTTCGCTTACTTCTAAGGACTTCAATGGTGGTGATAGGTGATGTAAACCCGCTAAGTGTTCCGACAACTGGCGTAAACCCAACTCCACAACCTTGTAACAAGAGCCACAGAGAGTCAACAACGTCATGAATAGTCTCCACTTTAAGATGAGCACAATTAAACTGACTAGCTTCTCTCTTCTTAGCTACATCAGTTCCTCCTAGCCACAATGTTCTACCTGATACCATTACCTTACGGTCTAACATCAATTGACGTAGCTCTTCTAGCTCTGCACACACAGACTGATAGTACACACCCTCAGGGTTAGGCTTACCTAAAGCTCTATCCCATAGCCATCCTTGGTGACGTATGACTCTATCAACTGTCTGTTCCCATGTCTCATAGCCTGTATCAGTAGGTCTATTGTAGGTACGTCTGGTTATTACTTGTGCTCTGACGGATGGTGTTGTCAATTAATTAAACCCTCCAGTACCGGAGGCTCATAGTTCAATCCCTTACGGACTTTACCATCAGCGTCCTTGGTTAGTGGTAGCTTACTCATGTTAGACTTATGGACTAATGCAAATGCTCTATCAAACTCCATACCAAATGATACTGCCATACCTTTAATCACATAGACCACATCACACATTTCTTTTAACAAGTCCTGCATCATAACATGGCGTTCTTCTTGATCCAAATTAGTTTCAAGATCAAGAGCTGCACTTGCTAGTTCTTGGATCTCTTCAAAGAGGAGCTTCAACCTAAAGTTCATCAGCTCTTTACTGTAAGGTTGATCAATTGCTAACTCCATCTTCTCATGAAACTCTCTAACTTTTTTCATTATAGTAAAACTCCTTCATCATTTCAATACACTTTATTGCTTTGTTCAGATCCTCGACACCATTCTTATCTTGATGTCTTACTACATATTTAATCACACTACCAACATCTAGTGTTAGTTTGTTCTCAATACAGAATGTCCAAGGGTCTATCTTATATTTGGCATAGTATGTAGGACGTATGTTAGTACTACCTCCTAGCCACTGATCATTTAAATCTTGACTCTTACAAAAGGCTTCATGATTGTCATTGACTTGTCCACATTCAAAACATTCCATCATGCTCTTAACGGCTCCCATAATATTACCTCCTCAGTTTTAAAGTCATAGTCATCAGCTCGTAATATCTTAGCTACCCTAGCTTGTCTTAGTGCATCCTCTTCAGTAAGGTCAGCCTTATGAAAAGCTGTAAGCACACTATCCCAAGTAGGTTTCTTAAGTATTTCTACTGCTTTCTTAGGCCCAATACCAGGACACCCTTTGTAGTTATCAGTAGAGTCACCTACTAGTGTCTGATACAAGTGCATATAATCTGCAAGAGTCTCAGTAATAGTTTCAGTAACCTCACTATCTATATTAAAGTATTCACATGGGATTGTCAACATGTCCTTATCAATACTAACAATCACATTCCTAGAATGACTACCATCCGTAGCTAGGATACCCAGACCATCATCAGCTTCACAGTCTCTGAGAGTGAAGGTGGTGTGTACTTCCTTAAGGTATTCTACTAGAGAATGATAACCTAGAGGTTTCTTTGTAGCTTTTCTGTTGCCTTTATAATCTTCTAAAATTTTATGCCTAAAATATTTTGACCCTTTAGGAGAGAAGCATATAATGAAATTAGATATACCGATCTTCTCCTGCCAATATCTTATAGTTATATCAGCTTGAGCTTTAAGTTCTGCTAGGTTAGTAGCAGTAGTAACTATACCATCAGGCCACTCTACTTCATTCTGTACAGCCCAACAAGTTCTGTATGTAAGTATGTCTCCGTCTATTAATAGCCTTGAAGTCTTCATCTAAGTCTCCCATATCAGCGTGTGTTTGAGCATGACAATTTTCACACAAATAAACACATTTTAATAATTCTTTAAACAACGATAATTTATCCTTATGCCCTGCTTGTCGTGTAATATTAAATTTTTTATCCTCTGGTATTACATGGTGGAAACAGAAAGTTCTTTCGTTATTAGTTAATCCACACTCTTGACAAGTAAAATTAAATAACCAAGCCAAAAAACTAGTTCTAACTTTATGATGATATTTTGAATACGGCCCCAGATCACTTCTATCAGATGACTGATAAGGATTACTTTGCTGGATTACTGTGTTCATTTGCTTCATAAAAACTACTAAGTCTTCTAGAGTTTTAATGTGTGTCAGCCCAAGTTTTTCCAATGTGGCTAGTTGCGGAAAGTGGGCAGCCAAATTCAAAGTACTCTCCTGCTCTAGAAATAGATTCAGCTGCATGGGATGCGATTTCTTGTGCATATTTTTCTTTAACCTCTATTTGAAACTCATCGTGAATATTTGCTACAAACTCATAGTCACTTTGGTTGTAGTGTTTTTTCAGACGGTCATCTAGCAGTATTAAAGCTTTCTTCATAAGTATAGCACCTGCACTCTGTAGCAAAGTGTTTAATGCTGAGTGCTCCGAACGAATATGAAGCCTTCTTCCGTCAAGACCAATGAGATGCCCTCTTCTTCTATAGATTTGCTTAACTCTTGTAGTAAGATCAAGGAGTCCTTCAACTCCTTCAAGAAACTTTTTCCTTGCACCTCTGCCCTTTCCAATACCTCCTCCAAGAATTGTTCCAAGCTTTGCGTCTCCAGCTCCGTAAATAAATGCGTAGAAGAATGTTTTTGCAACATCTCGTGAGGCGATGCCAAGAATTCCTTGGTTAATAGAATGGATATCACTTCCGTCACTCTTTTGTCCTGAGACCGCAGCTTCTGCATATCTTCCTCCATCATATTTTTTAAGGTATCCTGCTAGTGCTCTAAGTTCAAGACCATCAGCATCACAACCAACCAATACATGATTCGTACTAGCTCTAAACAAACTACGACACTCAATGCCATACGGACTGTAGGATGCTGGGACTTGTGCGACATTAGGGTTGCTATGAGTACAACGACCAGTGACGGCCCCATTTGTATTAACTGATCCATAGATACGCCCTCCACGTTCCAATTTAAGCCAAGCATGGTTTCCTTCCGCTAATTGTGAGATACGTTTAGATATTAAGAAGTGCTCTTTAAGTTCTTGACAGTTAGGCAGCAGTAGCTTACTCAATACTGACTCGTCTATCTTAGGCTTACCTCCAGCTGTAAACTCTGTAGGTTGCCACCCTTGCTTCTTCAAACACCTAGAGATGTGATCCCTGGAATTGGGATTGAACTCTACTTGTTTGATCTTATTATACACAGCTCCTTTACTCGTACCTCTTTTCTTACTGCTAACTTTAGGAGTTACTTCACCTTCATCAACGAACCAACTACCATAGCTTGCTCTAAGAGCTGATCCTAACTCTTCTTGACGTTTGAGTAGTCCTACATATAGTTCTTTACCTTTGACTACATCAAACGCATAGCCATGCTCTACCTGTCTTTGAATGATCTGTGCAAACTTATGCTCTAAGTCTAAGGCATCTTCAGAATACTCTAGTACCTCAAAGTGATACTTAAGATGAGCTGTAACACTCACATCCTGTACACAGTAGTCAGCCATAGCAGGAGTAAACTTACTCCACACATCGTCTGATCCTGTACCTAGAGTCTGCTTAAGGACACCCATTCTCTGACCCCAAGCTTTCAAACTATGAGAACCATAAAGCTTGTTGTCAATACTATGTTCCTTAGCATCTACTTCATAGAGGTTAGTATGACAGAGCCTGGAGACCACCAGTGTATCAATGATCTCTGTGTGCTTGCTAGGTGTCCACCCTAAGATCTTCTTTAATACAGGCAGATCATAACCAATAAGATTATGTCCAGTAATAGACTTAGCAGAACTCATAATCTCTAGTGCATCTTCAAGACAATCATAAGGCTCCTGATTAGCAAAGACTTGTCCTGCTTCAGCTTCAACTACAGACATACCAATACAATGTATCTTAGTAACAGTAGGAAGTAGTCCATCTGTCTCTAAATCTACTATTAAGTCTAAGCTCATGGTCTCTCCTGAAATATACTTCTTTTAGGGTACACTTGTTCTTCTAGTTCAGAAAGGCGGTGATTCATGTCCAACATTATGTCCTTCAGACGTTGTACTTCCACACTCTTTGAGTCTTCCTGTAGTTGTGTCATAGAATAGACTTCCTGCAAGTCCTGTAGATGAACCCTTATATCTTGCCTTAAGTACTCTAATAGAGGTCTCACCGTCCTGCTGCTGGTCTCGTTCAAGTCCAATGACGAAATCACTGAGTTGAGCAATGCTTCCTGACCCTCTAAGATCTGAGAGATTGACTTGTTTGCCATCTTCATGCCCCTTTCCTTGTTGTGGTCTCTTTAGATGAGAGACAATGAACATACCGATATTAAGCTCTTCAACTAATGACCTAAGCTGCGTCATTATGTTGTCTATCAACCGTCTTTCATCTCCACCTTCAATTCCACTGACCATAATACTGAGATGATCAAGCACAAACCAAGAAACATCACAGGAGTGAACGAGATAACGAATGCGACTAACAAGAACATCAACATCTACACTACCCCAATGATCATACAGGTATAATCTGTTATCTGCAAATACCTTCTCCCATATATGTCTCTTAAATTCTTCATCCAAATCCTTTTCTAAATGTAGCATCATGTTAGCTTCAATAGACATGAAGTCTATGGCAGCTTGTCTAACAGATTCTTCCAGTGCAATATAGCCCACAGTCTCACCTTGAGAGAGAAAATAAGCAGCGATTTCTTTAACAGCTGTAGATTTACCTGCACCAGTCCCTGCACAGAATGTAACAATTTCACCTCTTCGTGCTCCTAAAGTTTTAGCATTAAGTCCCTTCCAAGGATAGTCATGATCACTAGCAGTCATAGGACAATTAACTAAGTCCCATGTATCAGAACCAGCAATGATACCATCTGGTCTATACACTCTAGCTCTCCAGATTGCATCAACTACTTCAGAACTTCCTTCTTCACATAGTAACTCACTCGCGTCCTTCTTTCCCAATCTAGCGATTTTACATCTTCCTGGTGGAAATAGTTCTGCCACTTGTACAGCTGCTTTCTGACCTGACTGATCCATGTCAAACATAAGTATGGTCTCATCAAACCCCAACAACCACTCAAGGTTCTTAGCCACAGTCTTCTTAGCTGATTGATCACCATTAGGAATAGAGACCACAGGCCACTTACAGTTCTGAGCTTCTGCAATACTAAGTGCATCTAATTCTCCTGTAGTTATACATATCTTCTTACCATCATTCCACAAGTGCTTACCCCATAGGCCAGAACAGTCACCTATGGTACGAAACTCTTTATCCTTAAATCTAATCTTCTGTCCTACTACTATGCCGTCTTTTACAAAGGATGCTAGATGAGCTAACTTACCTTCATACTTTCCTATCTTGTACCCATACTTCCTGCACGTAGATTCCGATATTTTTCTCTTTGATATTTCTTTGAATTCTCCTCCAACTGGAGTGAAAGACCCCTTATTCTTTGCTGACTTGTTTCTAAGAATGACAGTAGAGCCACTATTGCTATGCTCATAATGATCACAGTCAATACTAAAACAGAATGCGTGTCCATCATCATACCTCGCTAAGTTATCTTTAGATCCACAGGACGGACAAGGTTCATGCCTTAGGCAGACACTCTCTGATCCAACTGTCCGGTACGCTTCCTTTGGAAAAGCTAAATCCATGCTTTGTACACCAGTCTCCATAAGTCGTCTTTGCTCCCTTGTATAGTTTTTGATCTGGGTTAGTGAAGACAAATCTTATATCTAACTCAGGGTGTTGTTCCTTGACCAGAAGGTGTTTAGACCTGTCTGATCCAAGGAACCTACCCTTCGTTTCTATATATATCTTTACTGCCTGACCTTTGATAATAAAATCAGGTGTATAAGTTCTCTTCTTAGGAGTAAAAGGGATACGTTCAGACTCATACTCCCACCTAACTTTGGCAGAGTTAAGTTGTGCTCCTACTGAACACTCAAGACCTGAACGATACCCTTCTATCATACCCCTCTTCATCTGGCTCTTAGAAATCTTCTTCTTCATCGTCATCTACTGCTTCCTCTGCAACTTTAAAGTCATCTTTAGGTGCTACATAGCTACCCTTTTCTTCACCCCAGTTAGTACTATCAGATTTAGACTCGTACTCTACAAGGTCAAGGACTCTTACCTTCTTCATTCTCAAACTAACACCACCACCCATAGCATCATAAGGGATAGCTTCGTACTGTACTTGGAGTTTACTACCACCACCTATGGCAGCAATCATTCTGTTACCATCAGAGTCAACCAGGATAGGCTTTTGATCCCACTCATCGCCACCTTTAGTTTTAACATGAGCTTTCATCTTAAAGTTAGCAACATACTGACCTGTCTTTTCACCCTGATCATCTAACTCAGGTTTGATAGGATTGTTAGCACCACCATTCATCAGGGGTTTAACAATGTCACTAATCTTTTTAGTAGCTGCTTTGTCAAAGATAAGTTTAACTGAGAATACACCATCAGCATCAAACTTAGTGTCTGCTTTGTTCAACCAAGGGTATACCGCAATTCCTGCTGGTGATACATGGGTATCAAACTTCTGCTTTGCCATTATAATTCTCCTTTGATGTAGCGTTCTGCTCCCCCAAATTCAGGAACCTTTGTGCGTTTGCACTCTTCTCTCATTGTGTCAACCATCATCATTACATCTGTGATACTGTACTTATGTTGAAGCTTATTGTTATACAAACAATTAAACACACTAAGAATAATAGCGTGTCTTTCTGCCCTACTAAAGTTGTGTAAAGAATCAACTACTGCCATCATTCCTGCTGATACATTCTTTACACTTGAATTAGCTAAAAAAGAATTCTGCATTTTTTACGTCCTCAATATTTAACTTACCATACTCAGGGAGACTAGGCAAATCAAGATCCCCCTGCTCTTCCATAAATTTTTTCAGTATATCTTCTTTGTATATTTCTACAAAGGTTTCTCTGAGCACTATACCTAGTTGTTCTATGTCACAAGCATGAGTACCAAAAGAGTCATGGACTACAGCATAAGATTCAATACCATGATTATCTCTAGCACTGACTATAGTTTTCATAAGGTGACAAGCATCTAAGCTATGAACAAAGTTAGGTGCAATACCATTGACCTGTCTAAATGTGTGCATCTTCTCAGCATCACTACTTCCTGCATAGAGTGAGGCCATGCGTCCATTTATGATAGTCTTAATTTCTTTTACTATTGACCTAATGTACTTCTGTTTAACTACAAACCCTGTAGGTAGTGTCCAGTATATAGGTCTCTTTAACTTGTTAGAGGATTTAGCTACATCCTGTAGCCACTTCATGCCTAACCTAGAAGATATAACAACTCTTCCAATAGCTTCATAGATATGAAAAGCCAGATATTTACAATGAGGCCACATATCACTACTACCATCAATACCTGGAAATACCACTCCTTTGTCCAACTGCTTTTTAAGTTCTTCATGTATTTGATCTCTCATACCGTATAGTGTAGCACCATACGGAGTAGTCATTACTGGGCGTTTAACCAAGGCACGAGAAAGACAACCACCGCTACCCCATATATGAAACTCAGGATTATTGTCAAGCACCATTCCGTTTTCTGCTTCTCTTCTGACAATTTCATAGATGTCCTCTGGTTGCTCATGATTAATAAGATTAGTTGCAGCTCCACCAATGTCATCTCTAAGCATAGCAGAGAAATGTTGGAGACCATTACAGCTACCATCTACCGTGACAGGTAAGTGAGATACATAGTCCTCATTATTGTTACAGCAAACATACTCAAAGCAAGACCTAAGGAATTGCCAAGGTTTATCTGCATCCATCCACTCACGGCTTCCAAGAGGATCAATGCCTATTCGCATGATCATGTCCTCATTGTTCTCTGTCCATTCTACCCGTTCTTCCAAGGATGCTTTATCGAATCCCCAAGAATTGCTGATGTGTACCTTGAGCCATGCAAGTCCTGAAGCACCCATAGCTTTTCCCGTAGAGAATTCCAACAAGCCTTTTGCGGTATCCTCACCCTGGGGATTGAGGAAGGCTGTGTTGGCATACATACGTCCACGAAAGTCCAAGGTATGAGGGAAATAGAGAGCTTTCTCATCTTTAAACTTTCTTGTCATCCACATAAGTTGAGCGAATTGTATACGCTTGGTCTTACGTCTGACATTATCACTGTGAAGTAAAGTAGCAGTTCTTTTCCATTCTATTATCTCTTCCTGTGTCCCTGTCTTAGGGTAAGACTCTTCCATGTGTCTTTGTCCTGCCTCTGGGATGACCTGACACACTGACTGATTGTCATATAAGGCTTCCATAACCTCAAAGACCTTACTGTTAATTCTCCACCCAGTCCCTTGTACGATATTAGTTGCATGGAACACCTCCTTCAAATTAGTATTATCTAACTGCTGAAGATATGTTGCATCTGACGATTTAACAAGATTCATTTTAGTATACTGATAGTAACCACCATCATATACACTTTCCCATTTCCTGGGGTAGATCAAACATGGCATCTTAACAGGAGACAACAACTCACACACACTATTCTTATTGTCTATCCACTTAAGGGAAGCTTCAGTAGCTTCTAGCCAGTACACCTTTTTAAATTTCTTATGACTAGCACTGGTATGCTTCTTGATCTCAAATAGCTTGGTAGCATCACACACCATCTTGACTAAGAGTGTCCCTAGTCTAGTCTTATCTGCTGTCAACCAGTTATGCCACTCAATCCCTGCTTTATTAGCTGAGTGTACAAGTACTCTCTTTTGTTTCCTGTAATTAGTAGTTCTCTTTGAGAGATCTCTAGTTACTACACCAAATAGAGGTGCATTTTCTTTAGCAAAGGCTCTGAACCTTGTCTCATCTTCTATGAATGACCCTACTTCCAGGGCCACCTTGATTAGTTTAACTGGAGTAGACAAGTGATTGACACAAGCTTTAAGAGCTAGGAAAGCTACCACCTCAGAAGACACAGAGTTAGTGATTAACTCCATCACTTCTTTCTCACACTGTACTGGTATACCCTTAGCATAGTCTAACTTGAGTTGATCTAATTGCTTGACTATCTTACCGCAACCTTTACGAATGAATTGAATACCCGCAGGAGTAGTGGACTCATGCTTACCCTTCTTAGCCTCAGTATTCTCATGACGATACCTCTTGACTCCTAAGGCTATCATCTCTTCTTCTAGTAGTTTCTGTCTATTGAGCATTAGCGTAATCCCCACATAACTAAAGTCTTTCTAATACCGTGAGTAACAGGTGTAACTCTGTGTCTCCATCCAGCTGGAAATGAAGTGATCATGCCTCTTTCCTTCTCTACTGTACAAGGCCCGAACTCATTCTCCACTTCCAATAGACCACCCTTATGATCTGTGGGTTCACTCAACTGGAGCGTACCTGATATAACCCTGTTACTCACGATGTCACCGCCTGTCCCTAAATCTCTATGCCAATCATAGTGTCCACCTACATGATACACACTGTACTGGAATGATTGTAACATAGAGATAGGTTCAAGCATCCACATCTTAGCCATCCTGGTGAATATCCAAGCGGTGTCTAAGGTATGATGTACCCAAGCTATCTTAGTGTTTCTCTTCTTGTGCTCTATGGAATCCTTACCCTTGACTAATATAGCACCTTCTACTAAATCTAATGAATCACCTAGTTCTGTGATCCTGGTTACCTCTTCAGGAGAGAAGACTCCTAGGTAGTGATTGAGTTGCATAGGTCTACGCATTCTTTTTACCTTTCAAGTAAGCTTCCAAGTAGATATAACCAAGGCCAACATCAATTAGTATGAAGCCGTACTGCTTGGTGTATATCCACATGGAAACCCACAAGACCTGCCCTATCCAACCTACAATAGGGCCAGCCTTGTGGCCTTGAGCTAACATTCGTATGGCTATCAAAGCCCACACTGATAGAAAGCTCTCAATCCAGATCATTCTAATCGTCCACAGTCTGTAGATGAGTTAGAAGTACAGTGCTCAAAGTGCCAGGTGGTATCTACAACTTTAGCAGGAGCTTCCATGAATACTTTCCATGAAACAATTGAAAGTAACATCACCACAAATAAGATCCTAAAGCGGTATTTACTCATTGTCCACTCCTTGTTACTGGACGGTGAGAATAACAACCACTCCAGTAATCACACTTGGTAAACTCTATCTCTTTCTTAAACTCTTCTACTACTTCTGCTTCATCGTTTACATATAGGTGATATGGTGAGTCACCTACGCAGATTGCGTCCATACCATGCTTGACTAGCTGACACTCTTCTAGGGTAGAGTGAGTGGAGTATTGGCTATAGGAGCCGTGGTCAAACCATGAAGGCATAACCAGGTAGGAACTAAAAGTAGTAAGTGCTAAGGTGACTAAGACTATCATAGTGTGCTCCTAGTACATTTGATTGATAAGAGATTCTATTGTCGCTGCATGACCTTGAGCTATAGTTACTGCATTATTTTCATATTCATATCTATCTTTATCTCTATATCTAATCATCTCTACTGCTTTCTCTTCTACTTCTTTTTTAGACTTGCAGTTCTCAAATAGATTCTCGTACCACTCATTATTTGGTAGGTAGCTCATTGTGTTCTCCTTTAGTTTTGAATGTCTTTGTTATCGTAGTTCTCCAAGGCCCACGCACCATGACAGGATAGTTAGTATCAGTGAGGTAGCAAGTCTCCTGTCCTATCGACTTGGTATGATACACAGCCCATCCTACTTTGATAGGCTTAGTGTGACAAGGCACTTGAATAGCTGAATAGCTGGCCTTTACACCGGACTCAAAGGTAACCTGGAGTTGATTATGTACTTCACCTATATCCCAATATATACCTTGACTAGCTGGTGGAATAATAAGCATTATAGTTATAATTATTTCATGCATGGTTTAGTTAAGTGACCCAAGGCTATCTAAACTACAGATAACCCTGGGTCTGGAGAGAGACAAACAACCATCAAAACATCTCCTTTATAGCATATATTTAAAACTAATGCAACTCTAGTTATTCAATAGACTTCTTAGGTACTTCTTCTTCTTACCTGCATGATACTCATCTATAGTCATGAATTGCTTAGTCTTAGTCGAATAAACTTCATCATGTAGACTTAAGCCTGAAATATAAATAGAATCAGTCACTTCTCCTATCTTATTATAAGTCTTTAGTTTAACATCATGTATTTTACTCTCTTGCTCATTATCTGATGATACACCATTGATCCTATACCTGTTAGTCATAAGGTTCTCCTTTGGTTAACCTATTGTATTAACTATAGTAACTACTACTACTTGTCTAAAAACTTATAGTAAGACTTATAGTATATACTATATGTTATACTATATAGGAATGAGTCTTACTTCAACTAAAATATGAGTTTATCCTTTGTTTGCTTAAGTTTACCTACTGTATATGGCATTGTGTCTTATCTTATGGTTATACCCATAGTCGTTCTTCTCTTCTTCTTTCTTCTGTTCAAGTAAATCCATAGAAGTAATACTATAATCATTCATACGCTCTTCCCCTGCTCTTAAGTTACGTCTATTGAACTTGCCTTGTGGATTAGGATCAACCGTATATGAACCTGGATTTAGTGCTATGTGTAGTACAGACTTATCACAGTTATCACACCAGAACTGTATACCTTGTAGAGTATAACCTACAGACATACTTGAAGTTTCCCTAGTATTACACTTATCACACCATATATGCTCGATGATCTGTGAATAAGGTGCAAACTGATTGTTATTAGCTTTACCTACCTTATTTAGCTTAAATTTCATTGTGTCTCCTATTGTAATACCCTCAGAGAGGCTCTGAGTAGCCCTTGCTTTGCCTTTAAAGCTCTTATCTTAAGCTACCCTACAGGTTTACTGTCTGGTAGCCTAAAATCAAAGCTCATTAGCTTAAAACACCTAAGTAGAAATTACGGTTATCAGTCATGTAGACTTGAAATATTAACAGTTTAGCAGTATAATAGTCCCACTTTGCTTTTTCTTTCTTATATGTATTTAAATCATCAATCCTGGTGTAGTATTCATCCAGGTTAACCCTTAGTTGTGATAGTTCATTCAACATATTGATGCCTCATTTCTTCTCTGACTAGTTTATTAAGATTGTTTATTGTATCTATATCATTTAACCATTCTTTAAGTAATACAGGATCATTTTTCACTTTATTAATAGCTGTTTCTACTGCCAGGTCAATCATCTGTTTCTCTCTACTTGTTAGCATAGTCTTACCTCTATTAAAAGGATATTAGAATAAGTATACAGATAAGTACACCAAATAGACAAGCAAAAACCAGGGTATTTAAGTCAATTTTAGTTATCATAGTTCTACACCACACTTTCTAAGCATTTCATCATAGTTGAATGTTTTAGCTGATTTAATATGGTAGTACTCTTTTTTAATATCTGATATATGCCATAAGTGACCACCATTGCACTCATAAAATTCACCTAAAGTATTGCTTTGTTCTTGATACTCACACTCTAAATATTCATCAAAGTTTTTATAGTTATTCATTTTGTTTATCCTTTAGTTAGTGTTCAAGGTAAGCTATTGTGATTATGTTTTTGTTGTAGCATGCTGAACAATTTTTACACTTCCCGCCTTGTTTAGGTGCAGGACAATAGAATAATTCTTTAGTGCTCTTATCCTTTATTTCTTTGACTACTACAGATTGTAAAGGATACAGACCTTGAGGTAGTTCTGGTATGCTACCTTTATTTGAAGCTCTTAGTCTAACATTAGGTAAAGCTTGCAATACTTGTAATAATGATAAAAACTCTTTATTTGGGTAGTTCCAAGTAGTTGTTGGTATCCAGTGTGTTGTATTAGGTGTCTTTTTACATACTTCAATTAAACCATTTAAGAACTCAATTGAGAATATATCTCCACTATCAAACCATCGAAACTCTTTATTCTTCTTTCTGTTTAACTTGCCGATCATAAAAAATATAAATACTTGTATATTCTCTTTGATTATCTTTAAGTTATCTTCCCGTACTCTTATAGTATCAGGCATAGCATAAAAGCCCCTATTATCAGCGTAACACTTTGAACACTTTTCAAGTAGTTCACCAGTTATAGTATCCTTCCTTCCAAGGCATACTTCATCATTTACAGGTAATGGAAAAGCTTGAG